TTCGTCGTAGTTCTTCTTCAGGCGGCGCATCGTTCCAATCGGAATCATCGCCATCTTCGCCTTCGCGCCGGGGCGGGCGTAACGGGTTTGCTTTTTTGTATCCCACGGATGCAGATGCGCATCGTCTAGCCGACGAATTGCCTTTTTCGCAAGGTTCACAATCTCCGTATTACCTTCTGCTTCTGCGCTATCAAGCAATTCATCCAACTTATCAAGAAGTGATGAGTAGTAATCGTTGGACACTTTTGCGTGTGGCTTTGGGTTAGCCGCTACATCGCGGGCTAGAGAAACAAGGCTTTTGCTAATTGCCATCTTCGCCTTCGCGCCGGGGCGGGAGGACCACATTCCGGTTCTGCGACCAATCTCCCCGGCATCCTTCGCCTCCTGCGCGGCATACCGCTGCGCCGAGTTCATCATGGATTGGAGATTGCCCTGTCCCATCGAAGTGAACCCGTGCGATTCCGACCAACGGTAGAGGGTCGCAACAGGCTTTCCCGCCTGTTCCTTCACCTCAATCTTGAAGTCAATGCCGTACAGGGTCGCGGTGAACTCCTCAATCGCCTTGCCGTCCTTCTTGGTGATCGTGGATTCCCACTTCCCCATCTTCGCCTTCGCGCCGGGGTGCGCCGCCATGCCCAGCCGCTCCATGATTTCCTTGCGCGTGTCGCTCATTGCGTTTTCGTCCTTGTCAAGTTGTGCGCTCTTGCGCTTTGCCCATGATCGTCCTGCGGCCCCGCCCCACAACAGGAACGAGATGTACCCCGCATCATCTTCACCCCCGGCTTCATTCCCAGCGTGACGCGAGAAGAACGAGTGCATCCGCCGAACGGTGTCGGGGGACAGGTTCTTCCGGTTCTTGATGTCGCGTGCGCGGGCAACGCCCACGGCGGTTCCGCCGCGTCCGTGCTTCTCGCGCAGTTCCAGCCCACGAACGGCATTCGATGCCATCTCCTCCGTGGGGGTCAGGTCGATGTCGGCCATGCGCGGATGGTATCCGCCTGCATTGCCCATGCAATGCTTCACGCAAAGAACGGACGCTTGGGGGCACGCGCACCGAACAGTTGCCCTATCGCGTCGGGCCGTTCAATTCTGCCCGCGTTGCGCTCCGTCGCCGTCAGCGAGCCGCGCACGGCTTCCCCGCACAGGTCTACCACTACGTCCACGGTGTCATCGTGGGAGCCTGCCGGGAACGCCATCATTTCGTCCATGACGGGCTGGAAGGCGGGCAACACCCTGCCGTCGCCCGATTGCGGGAACAGCAATTTGCCCTGCTCCACGAACGGCTGCGCCCCCGCTGCGCGTAGGTGCTTGTCGCTGGACCGCTCCACGGCCAGCATGGGCTGCGTGGTGATGTCGCGGAAGGAGTCGAAGATGCCTTTCTGCGGCCCGTTGGCTTCGGCCAGTACCACGGACGCGCCCCGGCGGGAGAGCAGGGACGCGGCCTGCTTTGCGAACACCGGGAACGCCTCGCGGACGCGCAGAATGTCGGTCAGGTACAGGTTGCGGTGGAAGTCCACCTCGCCCACGATGCACACGCTGTAGTCGGGGTCATCCCGTTCCTGCGCCTTCTTTCCATAGCCCCAGTCAATCGCTGCGATGGTCCGGGTCACGGCAGGAATCTTTGCCGGGTCGTAGTACCGCACCCATTCAGGGCGGAACACCAGCAGGTCGCTGGACAGGGGGACCAGTTCGTAGGCGCGGGCGTAGCCCATCGGTCCCATCGCGCTGCGACGCTTGGCGAGTAGGTCAGGCGTAAATACTTCCGGCCACGGGCTTTGCAGTCCCATGCACGGGCGGCGCAGCAGGGTGCCGTTGCCTTCGCATTCCTTGCGCCAGTCGGCGGTCAGGTCATCGACATGGAAGGGGGTTGCGCTGCGCCATACCCGGCTGGGGTGCGGCCCGGACGGGTCCAGCATCGGGAGCCACACGTTGGATACGGCTTCCTTCACCTGCTCGCGCAGGGCGGGTTGCAGCACGGAGTTCCGCAGGTCGCACAGGTCATCGAACCAAATTACGTCGGCGCGTCCACCCGTTCGCCCGAACACGCCGGAAGCCTGCACGGAGGGGTCACGGCGCGGCCCTAGTCCCGGTGAAACGATGCTCCATGCCGTCACGGTGTCCTCACCCGGCTTCAGGGTGACGGTCGGGAACACGGCTTGATACGGTCGGCTGCGGATGATGTCGCGGATAAACCGACTGGTAGCCGATGCCGTTTCATCGTTCTGTGAAACGATCTTGAACCGGGCATCGGGTCGGACCCCTAGCCACCATGCGACGAGGAAGGAATACGTGCTGGTCTTGGCGTGCCCACGTGGGATTTCGCTATACCAGTCAAGGTGGACAAGCGCGTGGTGCAGCATCTCGCGCTGGAGCGCGCTTACGGGCTTGCCGATGGACAGGGCCACGAACGCCGCCGGGTTCTCGCGGGCGGCTTCGACCGCCTGCTGGCGGGTCAGGGCTTGCGCTTGCGCTTTGGGCTTCGGCACGGCTTGGGGGCGGGCTTGGCGGGTGCGACAAGCGATTGCGCGACGGCGTTCAGGGTGGCATCGGTGATGCCTTCCACCACCTCCACGCGGTCGGTGGCGGTGCCCGCGTCCAATCGCTGAATGCGGTCCAGTTGCACGGCTGCGTCCATGCGGTCCCGGCGCAGGGCCATCATGCACTCCGATGCCCGGATGCGGTCCCGCACCGATGCGTTGGGGTCATCAAGGATGCCCTGAAGGGTCTGCGGGATAGTCTTGGATGCGTGGTCGGGCAGTTCCCAGCCGCCGTAGACCGCCTGTTCGATGACGTTCAGGTGCCGCCGTACCGCCTTGCGGGTGGGCGGTCCATCCGAAACCCCCTCCATCCCCCCTGTGTTTGCGTGGTCGGCCATGTCGCCCTCCATCGTAGCAACGTCTTTCAGCGTGGTCCCTTGCGTGGCACGGCGACCAGTTCATACCCGGCGTGTTGCAGCAGGGTGATGGCGGTCGGCAGGGTGGGGATGGTCGCGGACAGGGCTTCCGGGTTGGTCAGGATGCTGTCCACGGTCTTGTGCTGGCACAGGTTCGCGGTGGCGCAGTCTTTGGCGAATGCGTACCGGGTGCGTCCCTGTTCGTGCAGGGCGGCGAGGATCGCCGTCCGCACATCATGCGGCGATTCAATCGGGTGTTTCATACGGTCATTATACCCCCGTCGCGCAGGGGGTGCAAATCATTCCCTCGCGGTCGTGTAGTGCAGTCGGCATCCGGGGTCATTTGAAAACCACATGGTGCCCGAATCCGATTGCGCGATGGTGCTGGTGATGGTGATGGTGTCTCCCACCTTCACCGGGCAGTCTGCGAGTTTGGCGGGGTCGCGCACGGCATTGCTGATGTACCCCCACACCATGCGCCCGTCAGCCATCCGGACGGTCATTGCAACGCGGTGAAAGGTGCCGTATTCAACGCTTGAGCGGAAGCGGCGCGTGTAGCCCTTCCAACGCTTCTGCACAATCTTGGTTTTCAGGCTCACGATCATGCCCGTGTTCTCGCTGCTCATGGCTGTCTCCTGTGGCCCCATCCGGGGGCTGCGGGTTGAGCGACCTGCTCAACACACGTACTGTACCCCCGCCATGCCGGGGTGCAATGGGGTAGAGGGGTATTTCTGACAGATTTCGCAGATTTATTTGAGGGTCAAATAAACCGCCCGCCGGGGTTTCCCCTTCATGGGGTCCACGCGGCGGGCGGGAGACTGCGTGGGGATGGGCCACGCACGAATTGCGGTGAGTCTACCGGATGGCAAGGCGGGTTCCACGCTCCAGCAGCGCACAACCGGGGATGGATTCGCCTGCCTCCAACGCCTCGCGGATGGCATCGCTGTTGGCGGTCGTGACGGACACGACGCGCTGGAAGCGTGCGGGCAGTTGGTCGGCTTCGACATCGACGCGCAGGGGGGTCTTGCCCCCGTTGCGGACCACGGACAGGCGCACGGTGGCACCGTCGATCCGGGTGCGGCCCGTGGCGGACATGGCTTCCTTCAGGCGGTCGGCCAGTTGTTCCATCACCTTGTTGTCGATGCTGGCAAGGTTGCGGATGCGGTCGGCTTCGCGTGCGCGTGCTTCGGCGCGTGCCTTCAGTTCAAGGATGACGGCGGCATAGCGTTCCGCCTTCTCCTCTAGGGCGGTGTCCAGTCCCTTCAGGTGTTCGTCCAGCGCGGCCATTGCTTCGGGGGAGTCTGCGCCGCCCTCCAGCATCGCGTCGATGACCGCCTGCATTTCGGATGAGATGGCATACAGGTTCACGTGGTGGCCTTTCTGATTTGCTCGTTGGTGAGTTGCATGATGGCGAGCATGAGCGCGTACCGCTCCAGTTCCTTCCCAACGTCGCGGGGCTGGGGCGGGGGCTTGGGCTTGGCTTTAGGCTTCGGGGCTTTGCGGTTCGGCATCGGGTTCCGATCTGTCCTTCGTGGACGGTCAGTTGTCTTGCTCAAAGCAGTCCCAACCACGGACCGTTGCGGTGTCGCGTGGCGTGCTGCCCGTGTCCAATCCCTGCCACACGCACACCTCCCGCCTCGCCTCGTCGCGCTCCGCAATCAGGTTCAGCATGACGCGCTCAAGGCGCACAATCTCATCGGCGGCTTCGTCCATTAGGCACGGGGCAAGGCACTCGCGGTTCGTCCGCAAGCGGTTCACGATGTCTCGGGTCATAGGATTCCCTTGAGTATGGCGGGCAGGGGCCGAAGAACGCCTCCGGCCCCCGCCTTCTCCAATACACGGCTCGTTCGTTCCTCAATGGCGTAGTCAGGATGCATTTGCGCACTCCATGAACTCCACGGTTTGCGAGAGCAACCCAAGACGCTGCTTGGTTATTTCAACGTATTCGGGATTCAACTCGATCCCGCAGTAGTTTCTTCCATTCGACAACGCAACCAGCCCCGTGGTGCCCGCGCCATTGAACGGATCAAGCACGGTGCCGCCAGCAGGGCATCCTGCCAACACGCAAGGCAGTACCAATTCGGTCGGGAACGTGGCAAAGTGTGCCCCCTTGAATGGCTTGGTATTTACCTTCCACACACTTCGCTGATTTGCGCCGCTCGGTTGTCGGATCGAATTGCCATCAAAGTAGTACCGTTCGGATTTTGCCATTAGAAACACATATTCATGCGCTTTAGTGCAGCGGTCGGTAACGCTTTCCGGCATCGGATTGGGCTTGTGCCAAATGATGTCTTGCCGCAAATACCATCCATCGGCTTGCAATGCCAACGCCACTCGCCACGGAATGCCAAGCAGATTTTTGGGCTTGAATCCCGGCACTTTCCATGCGTCAAAGACCGCGCCTGTTGTCGATCCGATGTTGTTTGACTGAATAGATCCTTCTGCGCCGCCCCCGCGTCCTCCTGCTGAATATGAATCTCCTAAATTGAGCCAAAACGTCCCATCATCTCGCAGCACCCGGCGCACCTCGCGGAACACGCGGACCATCTCGGCAACGAACGCCTCGGGCGTCTGCTCTAGCCCGATTTGCCCGTCGATTCCGTAGTCGCGCAGCCCGAAATATGGCGGACTTGTGATGCAACAATGGATGGACTGCTCAGGCAATGTCGCCAATGCGTCTCGGCAGTCTCCGGTGATGATGCGAGAGGCGGTCATGGCATTCCCTTCATGCTGGCGGGGCGGAGGGTTTTCAGAAGGGAAGGTCATTGGCGTTCACCTCCTCCCCGGTGGGTGCGGGCTGCGCGCAGTTCCGCACGGCGATGAGTTCCAGCGCGTTGCCGTTGCGCCACACTTCCACGATGCGCTTCTCGTTCACGGCTTCCTCTAGGCACTCGGCGTACCCGTCAACCTTCGTGGACACCCACGCCATGCCGTGATCCGCGCTCTGCACGTGAATGGCGTGCGGGTGTCCGGGTCGGCGCAGCACGCGGCGCACGGTCACTTCGCCGTTGAAGTCATCGGGGAAGCGGTCAGACTTTGCCGGGGATGCTGGTTCCGGGGGTGTCGGGGGTGCCGGGGGTGCGGCGGGGGCGGGGGCTGCGCCCTGTGCCTTCTCCGGTTGGAAGGTGGCGCGGGTCGTGCGATGGCTGCGGGTCGGCGCGGGCATCGGCTTGCGCTCCTCGCGGTCCCGGCGGTCCTCCTCGCCGTCATCGTCGGCGTTGTCGCCTGCGATGCCGCACATTGCCAGCGCGCTGTAACGCCTCATGTACGACGTTGCCGACCCCACGGCTTGCGCGGTGGCGTTGTTCTGCACGGCCACGGATACGTCAGCCGACAGCCATTCGCCGGATGCGTGAATCAGGCTTGTGGTGATGGTGACGGAGCCGGGTTCGGTGCTGATCGTCTGAATGAGCGATAGCCCGTGCTTGGCAAGGGGTTCGCGGATGGCGTTCAGCACGGCGGCGAGCGATGCGTAGCCGCTGTTGTAGTGCGGGTTCTTCTTGTCGAACACGGGGTTCGACATCTCCAAGTTCGCCTTCGCCAGCGCGGTGGCAAGGCTTGCGATTGAGTCGCTTCGGTTCATCGGTGTCTCCCCCGGTCCCGCCGGGTACGGTCGCCGCGACCTGCGGCGCGTGCAGCATACCCCCGTTACGCGGGGGTGTAAAGGGGCGGTCGGCATCGCCCCGTTTCCGTGGTCAGTCAAGTTCCATTTGCTCGCCGCGCATCCACGCGGGAACGTCGCCGGGATGGTCGCACGCGCAGGGTGCGTTGCCCCGCTTGGCTTCAGTTGCTTCAGCCTTCATCATCGCCGCATAGTGTGGGCCGAACGCGCTGCCCGTCTGCCTGTCAATTACGTAAGCGACGTAAGCGTTATAGACACAACCTGCGATACTGGCCCACACTTCTACCGCAACGGCGGTGCTGTTTAGCAGCAGGGCTTGGGCTTCGCGGTGGGCCTCGTTGTTCGTGCTGCTGATAAGCGAGCGCGTTCCAACGCGATGGCTGTTTGCGTCGTAGAACTGAACGAAGTAGTGCTTGTTCATGTCGTTGTCTCTTTCTGCCCCGTCCGGGGGCGTTGTGTGAGGGGGCGGGCAACGCGCCCGCCCCCGGCGTGTGTGTCAGCGGGCGGGGCGTTGTGCGTGGGCGGCGATGGCCGTGGACAGCATTTCATCGGCCAACTTGCGGTACTGCTTGATCGCCTCCGTGAATGCCTGCACGGTGTTGGTGTTCCAGCCTTCGTAAGCCATCTGCGCGGTGCAAGCCGCGTTGATGGCGCGGTGGATTGCCTTGTCTGCTTCCTGCGCGGCGGTCAAAGCGTTCTGCGCGGCGTGTTCCCGGTTGGCGGCGTTAGCGAATCCGATGTTCATGTCGTTGTCTCCTGTGGCCCCATCCGGGGGCTGCGGGCCGCGCGACCTGCGCGACACACGTACCATACACCCCCCCGCGCCGGGGTCAAGGGGGTGAAGGGGAAAGTTGGTAGATTTTCTTACATTTCTTTGGGGGTGAAATAACGCGCCCCCCGGCCAATGGGCACAGGGGGCACGCTTCCGGGGGCTTGTGAAGGGTCGGGGGCCGTCCGTGGCCATCCCGACCGGGTTAGGTTACAGGCACGCTAGCGCAGCGTCAAAGGCTTCCTGCGTGGCGTTCGCCGTGGTGCCGTCCCATGCGGCGTAGGCGCGGGCCTGCGCGTCCTTCGTCCGCACGCTCCACCCGGCGCGAAGGTGCTGGATGGCGTTTGTGGCGGCGTTCGCGGCCACCCACAGGTTCGTGCCGTACTGCCGCGCCTCCGTGTCGAACACCTGCGCGGCGTGCGCGAGGAAGGCGACGGCGTGTTCCTTGCGCCGCTCCTCCCAGCCGTTCTTCGGGTTCACCGGGGTCGGGCCGTCAAGCCGCAGGAGAACGTCTGCCCACAGGTTGCGGATGCCTTCGCGGTTTACCTGCCGCGCCGCGAGTGCGCGGGCGGTTTCCTGCCCGTCCTCCACCATCTTGAACCACAACTTGATTTCGGCGGCAAGGTTTTCGACCCGCGTTCCGATGTTCAGGGTGTGGCGGTGGGACCACGCCTTCTGCTTCACCCCGATGGCGGCGTGAAAGGTGTTGCTGCACACCACGCGCACGCTCGTCGGCTGCACCCGCAGGGCCAGCGTGCCGTCGTGCCCGTTGGCGATGAGCAGGTAGGGGTGGGCTTCGTCGCCCATGCCCGTCATGTCCACGCTGGGAGCGCGCAGGAGCATGAACACCCGCTTGCCGCCCCGGATGCTTCCGGCGGATTCGACTTCCACCCCGCTGTCCGCGTCGGCGTTGCGCATGGCGTAGGCGAGGTCGGCCAGCGCGCTGTTCTGCACAGGGCTGTAGTCCTTGCCGACCACCCCCAACACGGTGTGATCATCGGAGCGCACCAGCATCTTGCTGTCGCCCGTGACCACCCGGCGTTCGTCGGTGCTGCCCGCGTTGAACGTGCCCGTGAGCGCGTCCGACTCCAGCACCTCCCATTCCATCCCGGCGATGCGGAGCGCGGCGTAGGGGTTCGGTGCGCCCTGAACCACGGTGCCAAGCCCGTGCCATGCGCCGTTGTTCGCCAGCACCATTCCGTCGTTCGTTTCGATTTCGTGCGCCATTGTCGTGTCTCTTTCTGCCCCGTCCGGGGGCGTAGGGTGAAGGGGGCGGGCAACGTGCCCGCCCCCCGGTGTGGGTCAGGCGTTCAGGGTCACCGTGTTGTCGATGATCGGGAGAATGCGGTAGTCGGTCGTAGCGATCTTCTCGCGGGCAACGCGCCAGCATTCCGCCCAATCGCCTTCCGTTTCGGCAGTCAGGCGCGCGTCGTACCACGCCATCGTCTTTCGCGCCTCATCAATCGTGCGCTGCAAGGCATCAATGCCCTTGCTAGAGCAGGAGATGATCGACCACTTGCCGTTCGACCCGGTAACAAGCGCGTGGGTGTAGGGGCGGCCCGTGGTCTTGCGGGTGTAAACCTTTGCGCCGTTCACGATCAGGTTGATGTTCGTCTTGGTTGCCATTGTCGTTGTCTCCTGCGCCCGCGTCCGGCGGGTTCGGGTTGAGCGACCTGCTCAACACCCGTACTGTACCCCCGTTCCGGCGGGGGTCAAGGGGGTGAAGGGGTATTTCTGATGGATTTCCCAGATTTCTTTTAGGGTAAGATAATCCCCGGTCGCGGGCACTCCTTCCCAGCACTCGCCGGGTCGTTGCGTCAGATCCCGCGCCGGGGTTGGTCTAGGGGGCTATGTAGTTCCAGCCGCCCTTTGGGGGGCAGGGCCGGATCAGGATGCACGCGCCGGGGCCGGAACCCGCCGATGCCCACTCCCGTTCGATGGCAAGCGCGGCCACCTGTCGGTCGTTGGCATAAGCGATCCCGGCCAGCGCGTCACAAATCGCACGCGCCAGTTTGTCGCAGTCGGCGTACCCCGGTCGGGGCAAGGCGGACGGTGTGATGCTGCCGTCCTTGCGGTAGTGCTTCTGTGGCCGCACGAACCGCACCCGTGCATGGATGATGACATCGCCTTGAAACGGCTGCACGCGCTGCTCGCGGGCGGCATCGGCTACCGCCGCACGCCACGGCTTCACGCGCTTGCTGTTCTCCAGCATCACGCTCCTGCCGTCCTTCAGGCGCACAATTCTTTTAGAACCCTGCGCCGCCGGGTCGCCATCGACCCATACGACGTACTCGCTGGCCGTCATCCCTCACCCTCGTAAAGCGCGGCATTCAGGTTGCGCTGTCGCAGTTGTGCGTTCTCGTAGTTCAGCATCGCAATCTGCGCTTGCAGATGTTGCGGCGCAACCGCCCGACGCAGCACGGATATTTCATCGCGGAGTTGGTCAACCTCAATGACCAACTTCGCGTTTCGACGAGCCAACATCGTGCAATCGTCATCCAGCGTCCGTGCGCGTGCCTCGGCACGTTGGCACTCGCGCATGGCATTCACGTGGAGCATCCACACCCGCTGCAATTCGCCGCCGTCCATGTACCTGCGCCCCCCGTTGTCGCAGAAGCGGCACGCGCTTTGATCGTCGCACAGTCCGACCGGGCATCCTATTGGGGTCACAGTCCTGCCCCCTTTGCCTTGCCGTCCAGCCATGCCATGCTCACCGGGCCGCGTTCGCAGATGCACGTGGTCCCGCCTTCGGTGATGACCACGTAATCAAACCGGATGCGCTTGGCGTTCCCTGTGAACGTAACGCCGTTGGCGTGGCACGCGACCCATCCCGACTTCGTAAGGTTGCCGACAAAGCCCAGCCCACGCAGGTAGGCAAGGAACTTTTCGGCCTCTTGGATAAGTGACTTCGGTTGCATCATGTCTCCTTTTGCGCCCGCAACCATGCGGGCAATGGTCGATCTATCGACATCCCCGTGACTTCGTACCAATGCCACAGCACGCTAATGGCCTCTAGCCCTGTCTCCATCTCGCACTCGCCGGATGCCATCGCGGCTTCCACCAGCCGCACGGCATCCCGATGCCGTCGCCGTTCGCGCTCCAGCGTGTAGGCGGGGTGCCGTCGCTTCATGGTCATAGGCTAGTTTCGCCGTGGTCATTCCGGAACTTCCGTGAGCGGGACGCGCTGAAGGCGTACTGCCTTCGACGCGACCACGCGCACCTTTACCTTGTGCGCGCCGCACCCGCAGCGGCATCCTTTCGGTTCCGCCACCTGAAACCACACAGGCATCGGGCCGTTGTCGGTGTGCGCCATGAGTGTCATCGCCTCATCCCGGCTGTCAAGGGTGACAACGAGCCTACCTAGTTCATTCGATTTCATCGTCGAAGCCTCCTGCGAGATACACGGGAAGCCAGTCCTGCACGAAGTAGTGCGCGACAATCCCGGTCCACCTGTCGCGGGCTTCGTCAATGGTCATACGGCGGTAGGGGACATCCGCGTGGAACGTCACCGTGCGGTATTGCTCGTCCTCATCACGCATGACGATCCGGGCATCAAGCACCCACTTCTGCGTGACGGTGCCTTCATCTTCAATGCGCGAGTAGGCCGCGTTGGTGCGGATGCTGGCAACCATCATCCCCTTGATGGCGTTGGCGTGTTCCTCCTCAATGAACGCGATGTCCTCGTCGGTCGCGTCGGTCAAGTCCCATTCGGCTACTTCGGTCATTGCTCCCTCACCTCCATCTCCTGAATCTTCGACATCAAGCGCACGTTGCGGTCGCGCATCTCGCGCTGTTGGTCGCGCAACTGGTCGATGATGCTTGCCGCGCTCTCAAGCATGAAGCACAGGTTCATGTCCTTTGCGTGCCACTCGCCTGCTTGCGTGATGTCCGACCAGCCATCGCGCACATACATGGCGTGGTTCCGCAGTTGTTGGGTGATATCGGTGTTTGCCATGCACATACCGTAACGCCCCGCTGCGCCGGGGTCAATAGATGATCCGGAAATATTCCGTGGGAATCTCGTACACGGGTTCAATGTCGGCGGGGTCGTTGCGGTCGCTGCGGCCACCGCGCACCACGGGCCATTCGTTGCGCTTGCGATTGTCCACGCGCAGCCAGCCGATGCAGTCGGTCCACCCGACCAGTAGACCCGCCATGCAGTTGCGCTCCCGTGCGGCTTGCGCCATGTTCACGATCTTCGCCTGCGAGATGATGTACGTGGGGTAGTGCTGCATCGTGTTCCGGCGGTACTTCACCTCCACCAACGCCGACAGCGTGCCATCGTTCCGCAGCATCTCGTAGTCCCACCCACACAGGCGCGGAGTCGCGCTGGCACGCATCCCGACCGCGTGTTCCAACCGGGTGATGATTTCACCCTGCCGGATTTGGTCGGTCAGTCGTTCGTACACGGGGCGGGTCATGCGGCCCCCATCCCCAGCCGATGCTTCATCACCGCGTCAGGGAAGCGCACCCCCTCCCATTCCCCCAACAGGGTGTTGGCTACGAAGTCGTAGGGATCGGTCCCGCGCTCCCCCCATTCGCGTAGTGCCGCCTCCCACGCCGGGGCAAGGTATTCCGCCGATACCTTCTTCTCGCGCAGCATCCGGACCAGCACCCTGCGCTTCCCCTCCAACGCGACGGGGGGTACGGTCCTGCTCCCCGGCCAGCGTGTTATCCGGTCCATCTCTGCGGGGGTTGGGTCGCGCAAGGCGACATCGCCGCAAATGCCCCCAGTTGCGTCCGAAGGGGTCGGGTGCGGCGTGGACCCGTCCGAAGCGTTCGGACGCGCCACAGGCGAACGGCGGGCCGCTACGGACGAAACGGCGGGCTGTTTGGTCCCTTGCTTTGCAGATACAACCCCCTCCCCTCCCCCTGCACCCCCACCCGAAGGGTGGGGGGTGTATGTAGTTGTGGATGTAGCAGCCATCGTTTTGCCATTGGGGTTGCCATTAGGGTTGCCAATGGGGTCGCCAATGGGGTCGCTATGGCGACCCCATCGCGCAGCGGCACCTCTGCGGCCCGAATCTGCGGCCTGTTCCGACCGCCTCAAAGCGTCGGCGCGCTCCTTCTCCAGCCGTCGATGGACGAGTCCCGCCGGGGTGGGTGTGAACCGTGCGCGGATGACCGCCCAATCCCCGTCCGACAGGTCGCAACGGGTCATGCGCGAACACGTTTCCCGGTCATCCGGCACCGCTGCATTCGTCCATGCGTACAGAAGCAACTGCGTGTACGCCCAGCCCTGCACGGGCGACATCATCGCCGTGCTGGTCAGGAAGTCGGTGGGGTACATCGGAAACCATTGGGGCTGTGCCATGCGTGTCGCTCCAAAGCACCGGGGCGGGGGCGGGGAGCAGCGTGGCGAAGCAACCCACGCCCCGCGCCCGGTTAGCCGTAATGTCGAGCAACTGCCACGCTGCTCATCCCGCCGAACGGCAGGATGCG